GGATTTATATGTTCCCATAGGTCACCATATTGATTTGTATTCATAATATTAGCGTTTTCCTCCTCCCATTTGTTTTAGCATTTTCTGAAGCTCTGCTGTAGAACCTACAAACATAGCATTGTTAGTAACACTCTTCGGACCTTTCTTTTCTTCATCAAGATCCTTAACTTTCTTCTGCAAATCCATAAGCTTATCAGTCATGTCTGCTACCTGCTTCATAGCGTTTGTAGCAACTTCATATGCTCTTGGATGCCCTGACTCCTGTGCAACCTCTAACGCCCCTCTGACCGCCTCCTGACCTTGATCTATGAGACTATAGAGTTCTGCTCTAGTATATTCATAATCCTTGTCTCTGTCCTCTGAGACATCTCTGAGTTGATCCTTACGTTTAGCACCACCACCTTCAGGTGTTGTGGATACTTCAACATTGAGGAGATCCTCCATATTTTCTTCTAAGCTCATAAGAATTCAAATCCTTCATTAAATCCAAAGTCATCTGTAGATGTTACTAATGCATCATCAGCAGCAGTAACTTGTCCATCCTGATTAAGATCAGTTTTTGCTTTAGGTGTATAAGTTAATTCAGCATGACGTTTGTTGACTGCTTTATCACCAATAGTTTGAATGATACGAGACTTACGGATAACATCTGCCTTGGTGTAAGGACCGTAGATCCAAGTCTTAGCAGTAAACTGCATAGTATATGTCAAGCTTCGTCTAGTTGTAAAATCATCTTCCCAATCATCATCAAAATCAACACTGTTTAAAACAACAGCAACGTCTTTAACTTCATCCATATCAGGAATGAACTTAATACTCATACTAAATGATGGCTGGAAGAATGGTAATATTTGTTCTAGTATCTGCAATCCATCGTCCTGCGACTTAGCAATGATACCAACTTCAAATGAAACATTATAAGGAACAGGTACATACTGAGTCTTTACTGCCTTAGCATTAGTTTCACTTCCTTCAACAGGAACAATTGCTTTATACTTTGTAGTGGCAGTAGTCTTTCTTGTTGAATCATAATCAATACCAGTCATCTCAAAGTATAGTCTTGGTAAGGTGATTGCTACCTTCTTACCATCAACAGGATTACCTTGTAATCTATATAAAAACTTTTGTTTGGGACCGTAAGCTAGAGGAACCTTTTCAACCTCTAATACTTGTCCATTAACAGTCTTCTTCAATTCAATATTATTGAAGAGAGTACCAAATCCAACAACAGTTTTTCTAACTGCTTCGTTATAAAATTGTGTTCCTAACATCAGAAGCTACCTGTATAATTACCAAATTCACCAAAGGCGTTATCTTCACCCCAATCTATTATATCATCAGCACCTTCTTCAATAGCAGCGTTCTGATCGTAGTCAGTGCTCTGATTATCAATAGTAGAGAAATCTCCTAATGTATATAGGGCATTAGATTCAACCCCTCTTATGGTATCTCCATCAATGAAGTTACCAGTACGGTTCATAATTTCAAGAGTATATGATACACCATTCCAATCGGCAACTTCTGCAAGTGTAGCACTATCTAAATCATACATGGTTGCTTGAGCACCACTAGTAGTGGTATCTTCATATGTGTTAATGATATACCTTAAATTTGTTTCATCGTAATAGAAATAACCAGGTACAGTAGTTGCACTAGTTCCATTATATGTGTAAACATAATTTAATCTCTTATCTTCAAACTTCCAATAGAAGTATTTCTTCTGTGTAGTAGTAGCAAAGGTAGGATCAAATCCACCAAGTGCTGTAACAGTAGCAACTTGATTAGTGGAAGTCCAAGTTCTACCACCACCCTGTTGAGTGAATCCACCAATAACTACGTGCTCATCTGTTATAAACTGTACTGGTTCTGCTGGAGCTTCAATAGTAATGGTTGGGAAATTTGCATGTGTTGGATCAGTTTGGAATCCAGTACCACCATTAACAACTGTAAGTGTAACAACACCACCATCCATTATAGATGTTTCAATTATACCACCAGTTCCATTTGCACCATTGATTGTTACTGAAGGTGGTATACTATATGCACTACCAGCATTTGTTATATTAGCAGCAGTTATAGAACCACTTGAATCAACTGTAACAGTTCCTGTTGCCTGTACTCTAGTAGAAGGTGTTAGGTTAAGTGTAGTGATGTTACTAAACTCTCTTTCAATATCATCAACTTCATCAATACCCGTATCAAACTTATCAGCACCCTGCTCATAGATCTCAGCAGTGAGTTGATAGAAATACTGTTTACCTAATTGGAAGAAAGGATTCTCTCGTTCAACATACTTGATCTCATATAGATCCTCTGTCAATGGGAAGTAAATTAAATCTCCTTCATTAGGTCTACCATCTACAGCAAGATTCAATGCTGGATTAGCAGACTGTTCCCATCTTCTACGTGATACAACAAATTGTATCTCATCGGATACCCTCAAACCAAACTTACTTACAAACTCAGCACCAGCACCAAATCCTTCTACGTTCACAAGGAACATCTCTATCATATAGCTTTGGTTAAATTCTGATTGTATAACTTCACCAAGAGACTTATCTTTAAGATGTACTCTAGGAATATAAAACACATCAGAACCAAACAACTTGATCTGTTCATCAACCAAGTCTTGTACAAGATTCTGTTCAGTGGCAACACCACCATGTTGAGGGAAGTATACTTTTTTCATCCGATCATATCAAATGGTGGTAATTCATATGTACTTGCTGATGCATCTTCAATAGCAGCAATCTCTTTCTCGGCATCTTCAAAGATTTCTCTACCATTAATAGCAACTCCACCAGGAAGTTGTATACCATTAAACTTAATTAGGTTCTGACCCCACTGTCTTTTAATAAGAGCAGTAGTATATTTCTTTAAGAAGACATCACTATAAACCTGTCCAAAGCTTTCAGGATCTATTGCTCTGTGGCATTCAACAATAACATGAACATCTTCGTTCATCATGTCCTCACCAACATCAAGATATAATCTATCCTGTCTCATGTTAAATCTAAACTGAACAAAAGCACCATTGTTAAGTACCATGTCCATAGTTTCCATCCAAGTCTTAACCATATAATAGTTAAGAAAATCAAGAGAACCTACAGCATATAAGTCATTCAAGAAGATCTGATACTCAATACCAAATAGGTTATTCCTTACAGCATTACTAGCAAGACCAAATACCTTAGTAACACCAACAACATCAGCAGGAAGTTCAAGATACTTATCTCTCGTTTTCCATTCTGTAGTATTAGGAGCAGTACCTATGGTTGTTACAGTATCTGAAGTTTGAAATCTTGTCATGTCATCTGCTGTTAAGACATGCTTCATGTATGCAAGCTCTACACCATCATAATGACGCATACGATAGTATTGTAATGCATCATCAATTGAGTCCTCTATCTGATCGTCATCTACATTGACTTCTAGTACAGGGAACCCCAACTTTCTTAGACAGTAATCTTTTAGTTCTGCCCTATTGGTGGGTTCAGCCATAAAAAATACCCCTAGTGTGTCCTAGGGGTATTTATAAATCAATCAATTAATTAATTAAAAGGCAATTGGATTAAAAGCTTTCATTGTATCTAAGTCATTTAAGGTAATTGCATCAAGTGCATCTTCCTTAGTGTTATTTGCATCACGAATTGATTTCTTCTCATTAGCAAATGCTGTCATAGCAGCATTATTTCCATTAAGAAGATCAGTCTCTGATGCTTTTTCCTTTTTCCATTCAATTTCTTCTAAACGTGCTTTTGCTTCTGCTTTAATCTGCCTTCTCTTATCCTCTTTCATTTCTGCAAAAACGAGTGCTTCATTCTCAAGTTTATTTTCTTCTATTCTTTCTGTATCGGATTTGCCAGCATGGATGTCTACTAAAGCATCACCAGCTGCATTCAGCCTCCAACTTGTGAGTGGAACTCCTGCATCCAAATCCTGTCGTATAACGACATAATTTGGATCAGGGCCTGAACCGTCTGGGTGTTGTCTCGCAGGGATCTCGTTTACATCAATATCTGTAATATCAGCAGGATCCTTTCTGTACAAATAGTATGTTAGTGCCATTTTCTTTTTCTACTCCTACTTATTTAGGTATATGTTGTGAACTCAGTTTGCTTAGCTTCTCCTTCTAGTGTACCACGTCCACCTTCAACTTGTGTAGTAAAGGCATGTGTGTCGTATATAGCAGGAACTAATGCAGGATATGATGTACTATGATATGCAGTTTCAATAGATGAATGTTCTTCACTTGTAAAGAAATGAGAGCTTATCCTATCACCATCAGATCTTTCAGCGAATTGCTGATCCATGTTAGCGATTGTATGGTACATACCATAACCACCATCAGTATTATAAGAACTGTTCATGAAGAAACTTGACTTACCAATTGGACATATCTGATAACCGTAACTAGTATCAGTAGTCTGATCCCAAAGCCACTTACCATCAGAAACTCTAATGAATGCTCCTAGCCAACCAGAACCATAATAGTAGTAAGGGCAGTAAGCACAGAGATATCTACCATCACTGGTTACACTCCATCTCATACCCCATCTTTCACCTTGGTCTCTACCATATGAAGTAGTACCAGAATAATGTCTCTTATTACCTTCAGCTTGACCACTTTCATTCCATCTATGAACCCATGCACCACTATGTGCAAGCATCTGGAATGTTACAACTTTACCATTGTCACAAAGAACAGGAGCACAACGATATTGATCTTCCCAAGAGTGGTTGTAAGGCTTACCAGTCCATGTTTCATATTCAGTATAACCAGTAGATGCACTCCAAGATTGACCACCACCAGCACTGTTAGCAGCATTAAAATACGCTTTTAATGAACCTTGATCTCTAGAATAGCTATTGTACTGATCAGCTTTATCGTAGTGGAGATTCTCATTAAGTGCAATAGCCCTAAGGTTAGGAACACCATGCCAAATAATTGGACGGAAAGAATGAGAACCACCATTCTGTTCCATAACAACTATTTTCTGTTGCTTCCTGTTATAGCAAGAAGAACCAGCAGCTCCATGAGACCACTTACAAGGGATATCAACCCATGTACCTTTAGATCTACCCCATCCATGAGAATTCATACGGTAGAATTCAGAAGATCTAGAACCGAAATAAGTTCTAGTTCTGGTGTTGTTAACATCGTCAGAGAACCATGCCCAGTCTTGCTTTGTCTCGTTAACAATTGGGTTAACAGCAGTAAAAGCATGAGCCATGTAGTTCATACCTCTGGTTTGCAAGTTCCAACCAGCAGAAGAAGATGAAGAACCAGTTCTCTTAAAGTATTGGTGACCTAAGTAACCAACACAACATGTCATACTTGGATAGTCGTTATGACTATTAACATGGTTAGTTGTCTGATAGTATGTTGAACCTGAATTATCTTGTAGTAATTCTGGACAATATGATGAGTAAGGCTGGTATTGACCATAGTGGTTATTTGCACCATAGGTCATACTATACTTATCTAATCTATGTGTATAACAGAAAAAACCAGACTGGGTACTATTTTCATGAGACCATGTGGCAAATGCTGGCTGATCATACGGATCTTTGTAAGTTCCGCCACCACCACCAGTTTCTTGTTGTACTTGTGTAATTCTACGTGCCATTGTTATTGCATTCCTTATAAGTTTTACTAGTGGTTATCCTTAACCGTCCATACCGTAGGCAACAGCAGTAACGCCACCACCACCAGCCCAGACATGTAACCCGTTTGATGTGTCAAGAACAATACCAGTTCTCTCAAGAACACCGTTTGCTGGAAGTGATACTCCAGACTCTAAATGGTCAGCATCAGTAACATTAGCTGCTGCGTCTCTAAGAGCAACAGAAATATTAATTGCACTGCCAGAACGATTGGCAACTGAAAGTGTTACCACTTTGATGCCTGATGCAGGTGCAGCTACAACCTCAGTCCAGGTTGTTGCTGATACATCTATTTTTCCGTATACTCCAGAAGCCATTTGGTTTTACTCCGTTTAATTAAATATCAGTTTGTAGTTGCTTATGATTTATTTATCTCAATGAGATGTTAGCTACTATGCCATTGTAGCAAGGAAGTAACTAAGACTATTAGCAGGATTATCAACATAAGCTTTAACTGCACCAGCAGTAGCAAATTGTGTATGATCCGCAGAAGTCAAATCAGTTATGACGGTCTTACCCATCATTGTACTCTCTGTAATAACAGAGGTTCCGTTAATGGTGAGACCTTCACCACTTGCAAGTTCAATACCTTTGTTGAAATTAAACTTGTCGTTAGAAGACAACCATTGAATTGTCTTGTTGGTTGTACCAAGAACAGTTAAACCACCAGAATTAGCAGTTGTATCTGTAGCACCACCTGTTGCTAATGCAGCACCAGCAGCACTTCCAGATCCTTGGAATACTTGGTCAAGTGTTACTGTAGTTCCAACAACAGCAGTTACAATACCTCCAGAAGGAAGTGTAACTGTACCACCACCAGATGTTAGCGTAATTGCTACACCAGGAGCGATGTTGTCCATATCACTACAGTTGGTGATATCTGCTGAACCAGTAGATATATCACCAGTAAAGTTACCAACGGCAACTTGACCCAATTCAATGTTACGATCCTTAGAAGTTAACGTAACAGAATTGATAGATGTTGTTGTACCTTTAACTGTTAAGTTACCACCAATAGTGAGGTTACCACCTATTGCTGAAAGGTTGTCAACGTATGTCTTTGTTGCTTTCTGTGTAGCAACCTTCTGGTCACTGTTCTGTGACAATGTACCATCAGTTGAGAATTCGTTAATAGCAGCACCCAACTGAGCACCGATAGAACCAAGTCTCAAGCTTGATAGACCAGATAGGTCAAACGCAGAAGCGTCTAGTGTTGCCTTACCAGTTGACTGCTCAACCTTAAAGAACTTACCAACAGAGAAGTTACCATCTTGGTCAGTAGATACGTAGTAAACACGACCTGGACGATCTTCATTAACTTCGTTAGATGGTACGTTATTTGATAGTGGGAGACCAGGCCAGTTAGTGTTAGCCTTACTTCCAGTACCAACGTCTAGGAAGTCATGAGCAGTTAGACGTACTTGTGAGTACCTATAACGTGTCTTGAATCCTTGTCCGTCTCCAGCTTCAACTGTCTTCTCATCTGCCAACTGTAGTGTTGTGATACCAGTTGTATCAGCAGTAACAGTTGTAATCTTCATGAACTCATTATCAATCTTGATATAGTCATCAGGATCAAGACCAATATTTGCAGCAGCAACACGAAGTGTTAAATCATTAACAGCAACGTCTTCAATAATTTCATCCTGAGATCCAATCTTAGCATTAACTATTGCAATTGAAGCAGCAGCAGCGTGTGATCCAGCAGTTGTACCCTCTTGAGCACGTTCTGCTTCAACAGATGTTGCAGATGGGAATGAAACAACCTTGAACATCTCATCATTAATAATGATGTATCCGTTAATAGTCATTCCAGTAACACTTCCAACTTGCATTGTTACAGGTGAAGATGCACCTTGAGCAAGTGATCCAGAAAGTGTTGTTGAGTTTCCAGCATCAGCATACAATGCGATAGCAGTAGTACCATCATGTGTTGCAGAAGCACTTCCTAAGAGACCTCTATCAACTCCTATTGTACCTCTACCATCTTGAGCTACGTAACTAGCATTAGAGATAACGTATGAACCAGGGTCATCGTTAACTCCATTATCATCAAGAGAAACAGATCCACCAGCATCAGGAGCAGTACTTAAACCTACAACTGTAAGAATGAATCCTTTCTGTCCTTGAACAGCATCTGTATTGTTTACAAGAGTTGCAACAACACCAGATGTCTGACCAGTAACTGTCTCGCCTTGTGAGAAGGTTCCCTTAACTGGGAAGTAATACAAGAAACCAGAAGCATTCTGGTCATTGATTAGTTCTCCAACAGCACCAGATGTTCCACCAACAAGTCTTTCTCCGATTGTAAGTGTTCCACTGAGAGGAGTGTTAACATCAATCGTAAGACGCTTACCTTTGACGTTACCATCAATGGTTGTCTCAGAAGAATCAAATCCTCTAGCAATTGCACCGTACTTACCGTAAGATGAGTTACCAGTAACAGCACGGATTCTACCACCACGTGTAGCGGAGTAAGAAATATGTGCGTAGTATGTGAAGGATGATACAATCTCAGTTGCAGCAGCATTAGTAACGTAAATACCAACACCACCATCTAGTACCTGAGTGAATGAGTCAAACACCATTGACTTGTAAGAAGGTGTTGACGAAGCATTAAAGTGGTTATGTACAGCACCATCAAGTAGAATACCAACTGCTGCTCCAGAGAAGATAGTTGAGTTCTGAATATATGGTGACTTAGTAATTGGTGAATTAGGATTGAATCTAAAGAACACACCCTTAATTGTGGCAGTGTCAAGATCCTTATCATCAGCACCAGCTTGGAATCCAGTCATTCCCTCAAATACCATCTCCTTGATAGTAGTATGAGAACCAAGCAAGCACATTGTAGACTCAGAGTTAATCCGAGTTGCTACAGTAGAAACATCAATGAATGGCGATGAACTGGTTGTAGCAGACAAATCACCATTAGCAATAGCAGAAGTAACTATACCAACAAGTGTTGTAATTGAGGAAGCAACATTAGCACATGCAGGGTTAGAACCATCAGCAGTAATTGTGAGGTCTCTTGTCTGTGTAATAGTGTTACCAGCAGAAGCAGAAACAACTAAGTTACGAGCAACTTCAGTACCAACTGTTTCAATGTAGTTAGCAAGTGCTGTATCTTGAGCATTGTCTCCAGTTATAGGAGTACCAGCAAGCAAGGTAGAAGTATAATCATATACCTTATTGTTATTACCATGCTTGACGTTGAAACCAATTGCATCAACTAATTCAGCAAGACGTTCTTTAACAGTAGCTTCAGTACCATTTACAGCACCAACATTTGCTACGTGGCGATGATAAACTTCAGAAGCAATGAATGCTCTGTTTGTTATCAATAAGTCACGTGCATCAGCAGCCTTGTTGTCTATGATATCAACATACTTATCAGAAGTAGTCCATTCTCCACCAGTTAAGTTAAGTAGATGAACATTGTTCTGATAGTCAGAATCAAGAACCATAGCGGTCTTAGTTCCAGCAGCATTAGTAACAGTCTCACCAAATCTTAGATGAGATACATTAGAAGCAAGTGTTAAAGCTTGCATATCGGAATCACCGAGAGCAGGCTTAACGATAGAAGTTCTTAAGTTATCACCAATAATTGAAACAAACTCTGGAACAATGATTGGTAGAATTTCTGTATATACACCAGACTTAACAAAGATTGTAACTAGATTTGTAGGAGAAGGTTTTTCAGAACCTGTTAATCCACCAATAAAATCACAAGCATGTCTTAGAGTACCAAATGCTCTAGAAATACTCTTACCGTGGTTAGCATCAGAACCTTCTTTCGTAACATAGAAAACACTTTCTGATACGTTGTTTCTTTCCCACTGAGGTAATAGAGGTGATCCACCAACTGTTAGTACTTGACCACTTGCTTCTCTTTCAGCAGATACGTTACCAACTCTTGTGATTCCATCAGCAACAGCAGAAACAAATGTATGATTTGATGTATCAGAAGAAATACCAACATTAACTGTAAATGTATTTGCATCAACAACAGTTAGTTCTAGGAACTTCTTGCTAGCTGGGTCAGTTGCACGTGGATAAGGGTGGTTACTAGCGTTACCATCCTTAGCACAAGTAAATGTGATTGAACCATCAGCAAACTTAACAAAGTCTCCTGTAGAGAATCCATGAGAAGCAACAGTAATTTGAAGTAAACCTGTAGTAGGGGTATAGTCTGCACCTGTCGCTGTATGCTTTGTCTGAGAAGCGTTAGCGGTTGAAGCACCAGATGGAAGGGCAATCCTATTAACACCACTTGCTGCTTGATAGAGAAGGTCTCCAGTCTCTTGTAGAACCTGTGCTGTATCACCACCCTGTGCAACATAGTTCCAGTATGTTCCGCCTGGATCTAATTCAGGAGCTGTTGAAGCTCCAGAAGTATCTGATGCCTTACAGACATAAGAGTTTGAGTTTCTGTTAACAACATCACCTAACTGGTATACAGTTGCAGAATCCCATCCACCTCTCCAGTTGAATCCTTCTGAAATAAGATCCCAATTAGCAGAAGTTGTAGGAGCAGTACCAGTAGAACCTACCTTATTAACGTAAGTGTTACCACCATATCTTACAACATCACCTGGGGCGTATGTTGTAGCAGCAGCGTATTCACCTTGAGCAGAAAAACCAGTAGTAATTACATCCCAATTTGTTGTATCGTTATTAGGAGTAGTAGCACTTGCATGTGTTGTCTTACTAATATAGCTGTAACCTCTATAAGTTACAATGTCTCCCTTCTGATATGGATCATTTGCTGTCCATGTATCTTCAAAATTTAGACCTTCAACATAGACCTCAAATTTTGTAGTGTCAAATGTTGCTCCAGAAGTATGACCACTAATACAACGATATTGTGTATTACCAAACTTAACAACATCGTTAATCTTATACCAAGTAGTTGCTGCCCAATCTCCTTTAGCTTGAGTACCTTCACCTTGAAGATCCCAATTATTACCACCAACATCTACTGTATAGAATGATGTTTCTGCGTTTGCGGAAGTGTGGTTCTTTACACAAACATATGAGTTTGCACCGTACTTGACGATATCGTCAATGACATAAGCAGTGGAAGCAGCCCAATCGCCTCTCCACTTAAACTTTAGTCTGCCGAGTCTAAAATCTGCCATTTGTTATATTCCTACTTAGGTCCGTTTGTTGTGTGATCATAATCTTTATTTAGTCTTGCGACTAAGTAACCGTCATCGTCAATGAAATAGGTTAGTCTTCTGAAATCAAATCTGAACTGTTGATATTTATCATCAGGATCATTTGAATACTTTTTATCTCCAGCATCAGCAAGAACATATTCTGTTCCTTGAAGAAAATCTGGATACTCTTCACCATCTGTACGGTGAAAATCATAAACTACATCTTCTGTAGATCTAGCATTTGTGTAATGAAGCATACCATCTTTGTCTCTGCGAAGAGCGTGTACGGTAAAGTCATTTGAGTTTGCAACATTTTGTTCTTGAGTTGCAGTACTAGCACTAAGATATAAACTCATGCTAAGATCCTCCAGTAAGTTCCGTCCCAAACAAATTGAACATATAATCCAGCAACATCAAGTATAAAAGTATCATCAACATTACCAAATTTATTCAAGAACTTTTGATTATTGCCGTTTCCAACTGTTGTCAAAGTAACATTATTTATAGCCCACGTTGCTTTAAAGTCAGTCATTTCAACCATATCACCTACGTGAGGGACAATTCCCGTAGCTTCAAATGGCATATTTAAAGTCAAAGCTGAGGAGCTAGTATCAACAAGATACTTAACACCACATGATACATCTCCAGATGCACTGATAACTTCCCACCTTGCACGTTGAAGTTCAAATCCTCCAACATCACTTCCATCATGTATGACAGCAGTTTTCTTATCAGTATCAACTGTAATCTCTGCTACCGCACCAGTGAATAGAGCGTGTTCAGCTGTAGTACCTTTTCTAAATTGTACCTGAGTGGTCATTATTTACACACACTTTCTTCTCAAGTATATTTATACATCAAATAATCCAGACCTGTACATGTGGTGGCTGGAATAGTTGTACTTGTATAAAGGCATTACCACTGATTCTTGCAGTACCACTACCGATGTATGGAGCAATTGCAAATGCTTCATCAAGGTTATTAACATTAGATATTCTTCCAGAACCTTGATATGCACGAGTGCGAATGTCATAACTATCTCCAGTGATGTCAATCTCAACGTATGGCTGCTCTGCGAATGTAAGTAGTGGATCGCCTGATGTACTTCCAACAAGAAGAGTACCGCCCTGACTGAGTTCTCTTGCTGTTGTTGTCTCTGAAATCCTCGTTCCGTAGAAGGAGAATAGTAAATCTTTTTCTTCTGGATTGAAGCTGATAGATTCCGCAGCTCCTGTAAGAACTGGGATATTTCCAAATCCAACAAAGTCTCTTGCTCTGGTTGTATGAGCATCTCCACTGAGAGATAATGTACCTTCTCCAGTGTGTGCAAATCTGACAAGAACTCCTGCTTCTCCAGTTGTAGTGAGAATTCCTGTTCCAATTTCTCTTGCTGTTCTGGAATCTGCACCTTCTCCAGTAAACGAGAAGAGCATCTGCCTTTCGTCTGGATTGACGGTAAGAGATTCCGCAGCACCACTGAGTTTTCTGAGAGATCCAGTACCAACAATACTGCGTGTAGTTGTAAGAGTAGATTCTCCAGATGTCTGGAATAGAATGGTACTTGGTTCTGGTACGATTGCGATTGCTTCTGCTGCACCAGAGAAGTTGTAAAGTGAACCAGTACCAGTAATATTGTAATGAACAGTGAACTTGGCTTTTCCACTGACCTTCGTCTGAACAAATGGTTGCTCTGCGAATGTGAGAATTTCTGGATGTGTTGTACCAGTAAGCTTGAGTGTTCCACCCTTGCTGATTTCTCTGACAAGTCTTCTCTCTTCTTTTTCTCCAGTAAAGGAGAAGAGCATTTGCTTCTCTTCTGGATTGACAGTAAGAGACTCTGCTGCACCAGAGAATTTCTTGAATGTACCAGAACCAATAACATGTGGTACATAATGAATCTTGGCTTCTCCAGTAACAGGAATTGTTCCTGAACCGTGGAACGCATGAGTCCTGAGAACTGGATCTGCTTTTCCATCAATATCAACTTCAATCTGTTTGGTCTCAGCAACACCAAGAGATTCACTACCTTCACCTGTAAAGGAGAATAGAAGTTGTCTCTCGTCTGGGTTGACAGTGATAGACTCTGCTGATCCACCAAATTTCCTGAATGTACCAGAACCAAAGTGAGTAAGAGAGAATACAATATGTACTTCTCCACTGACTCTGTATAGACCCTGAGTTTCGTATGCAGATGCTGTAACAACAGATGCACCACTGAATCCAAAGAGAGTACCAGATCCAATTGTAACAACAGATTTGCTGTCTGCTCCTTCTCCAGTAAACGAGAAGAGCATTTGCTTCTCGTCTGGATTGAAGGTGATAGATTCGGCAGCACCACTGAGTTTTCTGAGAGATCCAGTACCAACAACACTTGGTACATAATGGGTTTTGGCTTCTCCAGTAACAGGAATTGTTCCAGATGAGAACTCTGTAAATCCAAGTAACTGAGTAGATTCTCCAGTAAGACGTAGAGTACCAAATCCTGTTTCTGCAACAGATACTTTCTCTGCTTCTCTCGTTCCAACAAAGGAGAAGAGTAATTGCTTCTCTTCTGGGTTGAATGTAATAGACTCGGCAGCTCCAGAGAATTTCTTGAATGTACCAGAACCAATAACATGTGGTACGTAATGAGTCTTCGCAATACCAGAAGTATAAATTTCACCAGAACCTGGATACTTAGGAATGAATCTGAAGTCTGCTGCTTCTGTCCATACCTTGATATCTCCAGAACCAGTAAAGGTTTCTGTATGTTTTTCGCTGATCCTTGTACCAACAAAGGAAAACAGCATTTGCCGTTCTTCTGGATTGAAGGTAATAGATTCTGCTGCACCAGAAATAACTGGTAGATTTCCAGTACCAACAATATGAGGAACCCAATGAGTCTTGGCTTCTTCTGTTCGTATTGTGATACCACCTTTGGATACCCAAGAAGGTTGCCAATCGTATGTTGTCCATCTATCAAACGGACCAGGAACGAACTTGAATAGAACTTGACTGGTATCTGGTGAGAATCCAACGGTCTCAGCAGCTCCACCCATACTCCATAGAGTACCTTTACCAAAGGTACGAAGACTGAAGTTAGGCTTAGCATCACCAGTAACATCAAGTACACCGTAACCATTCCACTGAGGTGGTACAACAATTTCTGCATCACCGTAGATGGTAATACCATGTACACGTACATCACTTTCTCCAGTGAATACTTCACGGAATGTTCTAATGGCAGGGCCAGATGAACCACGAAGAGTACTGATAGATCCGAATGGACATACCTTGGATAGAGTTCCAAGAATCCAACCATAGTCACGAAGTTCATCTTCAGGATCAACAATAAATCCATATTCTTCAGTGAGTGATGGTGATGTAACCTGAATTGGTACTGTGTATGTGACTCCATCATCAATAGATAATGTCTGTCCAAGATCAACAGTTGAACAACCAGTAGATGCAATGGTATTCTCACTTATAGATCCACTTATTAATGTGCATGTTGCAAGTGATGCATCAATAATAAATCCATTATCAATTTCTGGATTGTCATAACATACATTAAGATCATATACTTCTGTATGTTTTTCTTCCGAAGGTTCAGTGAGTTCTGGTTTAACAGAACGTAAGGTGATAGTACCAGAACCAACATAGGATTCTGTTTCTGTAATATAAGACCCACTAAGAGATTTGAAGACTCCGCTTCCGTATTCGTGGTATGTAAGTAGAGGTGGTAATGCAGTTCCAATAAACGAGAAGAGCATTTGCTTCTCGTCTGGGTTAAAGGTAAGAGACTCAGCAGCACCAGAGAATGTAGAGAACCTACCGTCACCAATAACACCAAGACTCTGTGCAAGATTTGCAGAATCAGTAATTCTGAATAGACCTTCACCAACCTCTGCCTTACTAAAGACATTTGCAGAACCAGCAATTGCAAATAGAGTTCCAGAACCAACGTAATCTCTAGCACGAGATGTATCAGAAGAACCAAGTACTGTAACTCCACCACGACCAACCCAATTAGGCTGGAATTTAGATGCAGCAGAACCAATAATATCAACAAGGGTATAACGCATACCCATTGCAATAGTACCAAGAATCCAATCATAATCACGAGGTTCATCAGCATTGTCACTGATGAATCCATAATCTTCAGAGAATGTTGGTTGTGTGATCTGATTTGGTACTGAGTAGGTAGCACCAGGAGCAATAGAAAGTTCTGTAGATACCTTAATACATCCACTTGGAGCAGTGGTGCTGGCAAGAACATCTCCATTAGTATCAACACATGTGTATGTTGAAGGATCAATAATTAATCCATAATCAAGATCTTGGAATGGAATCTCAGATGTGAGGTTGTAAGCCTTAGCAAATATCTCTTCTGATATCTCATCACCAAGATTCTTAAGAAGTACAGTTCCAATCTGATCGTAATCAGGATCAAAGTATAGATCATAAGGATGAGCAATACCTAAACCATAATCTGCAAGATCTCTCAGTGTTAATACATCTGGTTTAGCAGACTTAAGATGAATATCACCAGTACCTACCCAATCAAATGTTGCTCTCTCGTCACCACCAGCGAAGTTGTAAAGTATTCCATCACCTTCAAATGTTCCATGAGTAAATTTAAGACTACTGTATCCACTGGTAAAGGAGAATAGTAATTGCTTCTCTTCTGGATTCCAAGTAGCAGACTCAGCAGCACCAGAGAATGTGGAGAATGAACCATCACCTTTATGCTCAACCTTGAAGCTATATGATGCTTCATCATACATTCCATTAATGTGTCCATCACCAATAGCGAGTAGACTAAAGTTGGTGATAGAAGCACCTTGAGGTTTGAAGAGACCAGTACCAAGTACACTAGCGAATAGTGGAAGTAATGCCTTACCAGTAATCTTGAATAAACCACCTTCACTTGTAAAGTTACGAGTTCTTGGACTACCAGCATTACCAGTAATATCAAACATACCATAAGGTATGCCATGAGCATGAGTTCCAAGAATCCAACCATAGTCTTCATCGGGACTATGAATATCAGAAACAAGACCGTAATCTAAAGTATTCGCTGGAGTTGTATACTGTGCAGGAATACTATAATTTGCATCAAGAGTAACAGTCTCATTCTGATCAACTCTAGCAGCACCACTTGGGCAAGTAGTATCAGAAGAAATTGTCTGAGTATTAAGAGTTGTTATTTGTGCTAATGTAGGATCAATAATCAGACCATAATCAAGATCTATTGAAGGTACAAATGCACTGACATTATATGATTCAGTATGTTTCTCTTCTGAGAGTTCTGTTAGTTTTGGTTTAACTGAACGTAACCTTAGACCACCAGATCCTTCATAATCAAATGTTCCTTTCTCTGCTTCAAGCTTAGCGAAGTTCCTAAGTCTTCCAGAACCAACATATACTTCGGTATGCTTCTCGCTAATACGTGATCCAACAAAGGAGAAGAGTAATTGCTTCTCTTCTGGATTAAAGGAGAGAGATTCAGAAGCACCAGAGAATGTAGAGAATACACCATCACCAAGTATTCCAATTCCAAATTTAACAGTACTGGTACTAAGAATTGCGAACAATCCATCGCCTGGTTGTAGTAGACCGAAGTTAGTCTTGGATGCTCCAAGGAATCTAAATCCACCACTACCACGTACACCAACATCAAGTGGTACTTGTGCAACACCACTAAGCTTACTGATGTAACCACGACTTGTCCAACTAGGTAGGAACTTATCAGCACAACCATTATGGGGATCAATCTTAAGTCCACCAAACGGAATGAGATCACTACTGTCGTAGATGTAACCCCAGTTCTGTTGCTTGGAAGCGATGGTTGTAATATCACCCCAATCAATTGTACTAGTAGGAGCATTAAGTGAAGCTGCTACTTGATATGTCTGTCCAGATACAACTCTCGCTGTTGTATCAACTTTAACAATGCATCCAGTTGCATTACCAGATACATCTCCATTAATAGTTTCTTCTGTTGTACAAACAGAAAGTGTTCCGTAATCACGGCGAGTCCAAGGAACAATTGCAGACTCATTATAGTTCTCTGTATGCTTCTCATCCGAGAGTTCATACTTAATACTACTGAGTGGTCTAGATCTAATATCCTCTAGTACCCAATCAGCAATCTCATCTAATGTGTATAGGAATGGTTTCCTACTTACGATCTTAATAGTACCAGATCCATCCCATGCAAAGACTCTCTCATCTACAGCATTAGAGAAATTATTGAGGGATCCATCACCAATGTAACATTCACTGTTCTTCTGTATAGCTTCTCCAAGGAATGAGAAGAGCATCTGCTTCTCATCTGGATTAATTGTGAATGACTCTGATGCACCAGTAAACTTCTTAAAGCTTCCACTACCAATAAGTGAAGCACCAATTCCAATAATAGAATTTCCTTGTAGCGGAAGAATTCCCCTGCCATAGGTGGCAGGAGAATAGTCAACATCCGCAGTACCAGATAGACCTTTGACCTTACCGTCAATGATAATACCGTATACAGCAGGAGATGTCTGTCTACCGAATGATATAAGACTTCCCTCACCAACCCATGCACTAGTAGCTTTCCATGAAGCAGCATTGAGTGTCTTACTAAATCCAAAGGATTCTAGATCTGTGACATGAATGATGCGTCCATATTCAACCTGTGTTGCATTAAGGTCTGCAACTAGACCATTATTACTTGTTGTTGTAGCATTCTGCGTTATTGATCCGAAGTCAACTTCAGTATACAGATCAAGAATTGCAGGATGATAACTATATGATTTACTCTCTTCAGCATTATTGAATACCAAGAACCTACTTGGTGCTGGTATTAATATACGATTACTCTGAGGATCTAAGTTACCACTTAGTTCATCAGTTGTCCATGTATATACTGGACCTCCTTGATGTCCAACATAACCATCAGGTACATCTTGAACAGATGTTTGAGCACCATTTAATATTCCTAATCCAGATCTATAACTTGTAGTATTGTATATACTACGACCTGCATAATGTGCAAGAGTGCCATCAATATCTTCAAGCTTTATTGCTGGACCTTGATTAAATTTAAAACTTTCTAAACCTCTAGCAGCAAACGAGCCAGACAAAACCTCAGACCTATAATCACTTATAGGTCTAAAGACTCTTCCTCCTGACTCGTAGGTGTAGAACATAAGTCAATAAAAAAGGGGATTGCAAAATGCAACCCCCACAAAGTAAAGAATATAAACTGGGTGTACTCTATGTATAATCAGTCTAGGCTGACGTTTAGAGTAACCTTAATTTGGTCACCATTGTTCTGAATGGCGTATGGACCGTTTGTGAATCTTTCTGCGAAGAATATACTATTGTAAAGTGTCACATCTCCAGTTCCCTGTAGAGCAGGTGTTGTGGTAAATGTATTAGCATCAGGTGTCTCAAATACTGTGTAATGAGCACCAGCAATAGTACTTGTAGTACCTTGAGCAAGGTAGATTACGTCACCAGGATTTAGTTGGTGTCCAGTAGCAGTAACCTTAGAGAAATCAAACTTAACATTATCGTTTCCATTTGATACCTGAATGTTATCAACAAGTAGATTGTTTAGATAAACACGAGGACCGATCTCACCACTAACTGTTTCGTAGTCAATACCAGTAATTACTGTATCAGCAGCAATACCATTTGGAGTTGCAGTCTGAGAAACTTTCATTCCAGTAGTCAAGTTTTCAGCAACATTAACTTTGAAAGTAGCATCACCTGAAGCAGCACCTGTGAGTGCCTTACTTAGGTAGATAGCAGTTCCAGAAACACCAACAACAGTTGTACCAGCAGCAATACCTGTACCAGATACACGTTGACCAGCAGCAATGTTTGTAGCACTTGCAACAGCAATCTCAAATGTACCAGATACACCAGAGCTTATTGCAGTAACAACATCAACATCAAGAAGGTTGATGTAGTCATAACCGATAACTCCCTTACAACCAGTCTTATCAATTTGAGTACCAGCAGTAGCTGCACCAGCATCAACAACACCAGCAATAGTTTCTGGCATGTTGTTTGCACGTGCTAGGAAGTAACCATATACACTACCAGCAGCAGATGTAAATGTGAAAACTTTTTCAGGATAGGAAGCAGTTGTACGACCTCTACCGAAACTAACTGCATCAGAAACACCAGGGTTAGCAGCAGTAATATCAGCAGTCAATTGCTGACTAAGTTCAAGATCCTTTCCTTGAATGTCAACAACATATGTGTTTGTAGGAATTCCACCAGCACCAGCAGTTACATAGTCACCTTTCTTGATGTCTACTTCTGAATCAACAGTAATTTGATATGTACCAGCAGTACCTACGCATGTTGTGTTTGCAACAGCAGAAGTTGTAGTAGCAATTGTCCAACGGTTACCGTTTAGTAGGATACCATATCCAGAATCAAAGTCTTGATCCTCTTCGGTTCTGTTATTCTCTACCTCTGGGTATCCAGTACTAGGTGCTGAACCATATCCACTTGTATTGCTGGCATTGTATGGTTCAAAATATGTAGTTGATGATGGAACGTCCTGCTCTGATGGAGTAGTATTACTCGTATAAAGCTTTAGTACCAAGTTCCTTGGTATGGTGTGCGTTGCATTCAATAACGTACGGAGTGAATCAATCTCACCCTGGTCGGTAACTAGCAGTGCCATTTAAGTTAACTCCTCGTGTTTTCTTCCTAT